CCATGAGCCTGCTGCTGTCTTTAGTTCGTTCATTATTCTCCACCTAACATAGATACTTCAAAAAAAGCCCCATCATTGTCAGCTTCTTTCTTAAAGCTAACATGCATGTGCTTAGTGTGTTTGTTCGCCCCTGTGTACTTGCGCCACTTCCAGTTAAGGATCTTTGAGCAGATGTGTCCATCGAAAATGATGTAACTAATACGCGTGTCTGCTTTTGACTTGGACAAGGTGCGAAGCTGATCAGCAAGATCTCCCATGATGTCTGGCTTTCCGCCCTTGAATAGGTCTTTGTCCACATCAATGGCGCGTACCCAGCCCTGCTCATCAGGATTATGATCCGACTTGCGAGCAGCGTGTCGGGTATCACCGATCCAACCATCCGATGTGCGGTCACGATCTGGGAACGAATCATCGAACTGTTCGCGTAGCTGTATAGCAGCCTTACTTAGCTTCGGTTTCATCGATCACAATCGGTGTGGATTGTTCCGCTTCAGGATTTAGATAGCGTTGATAGTCTGAGTTCGCTTCATCTATTGGGATCCAAGTTTCTTTGCCTTGTTCATCAACACGGCGCAAGATTTCTCCACCTAATTCTGATGTAATAAGTTCATATGTATATTTCATATCATAACTCCGCACTTGCATCTAGTGTTGCATTATTGGCAAAAACAGCAGCAACAAGCGAAGCATCACCCGCTACTAATCCTGCTGAAACTGTAGTAATAAAGCGGCATCCTCTTTGGCTTATTCTGTCAAAAGAGATTGCAGTCAAAGTTAATACTCCAGCAGAAGCATTTCTCTGCTGATAATCGGTAGCCGCTGAAACGGATACAGATGGATTAACACGCATTGGCACCATCCATTGCATTTCACCATAAGATTGCGTAGTGCTAACACATTGAGCAGTTGCAACTGTTTCTTCTGGCGCAGCAGATGAGTTAATTCTGCGCTGAAAATATCTCATACAGGCGTCTAATTCTCCTTGAATTGTTCCCGTTGCAGTCTCAAAAGGTGTTGCTTTTGAGCCGTATTCAAACTGCAAACCCCATGTATCTAATTGGGGAGAACCACTTGCTTGCGCAGTATTGTAATAAATGTAAGGAACTAAGAAACTGCCTGTTCCGATTGTCTTGCCTGAAATTGAAGGAACAGCAACAGTGAAAGAATAACGCACCCATGAAGTTGTAAGCACTTGAGTGGTGTTCAAAACAGTTACTGAGCCAGAACCACCAGAACCAAAGTTTTGTAGAATCAAAATAGTTGCTGTTCTTGCACTATCTGCTTTTGCCCAAAATGAAATGGTTGCAGTTTGTCCTGCAAAAGTGCGCACATCTTCAATCGGTTGATTTATTCCTATTACTGTTGTTCCACTTCCAGAAGTAGCTGAGATGCGTGAGAAGTATTCCGCCTCATATCCAGCAACAGGAGCAGCACCTGCGGTAAAAGATTGGCGCGACCATGTGACAGTTGCGCCACCTGCTACATAAGTTGAACGATAACGATCAGGCGCTAAATAAGTCTCAGATGTAACTGTTGCACTTGTTGAACGCTGCCAAATACCAAAGTCACCATTAATAATCTTGTTCTTGCCAGCTTGACCAAAGCCAATGTTCCAGACAGAAGTGTCGATAGCATCGCCCAATGCACGGATGTCCTGTGCGCCATTCTTTACGAGGCTACTGTTATCGGGCTCAGCCCACGAATAGTTCGGTGATAGTGCCATTAGGTTAAAGCTCCTGTCGCGTTAGTCCAAGTTAGTATAGCATTTACGCCATCCCAATCTAATGAGGCTGGCAATACTGTTTCCCATTGAGTCGTACTGAGTGAAAAGTCTGTAGCTGAGACATAGAGAGTTATGTCCACATAAGTAGGCGTGGCGTTAAGTGCCACATTCTCAACAAAGCCGTCAAAGATTCCACCCAGCAAGTTGCTAGGCAGATTGTTTATAAGTACAGGCTGACCAAAAAAGACCCCAATGAGGCTGTCAAGCATTGCACTCGGCATGTCTGGATTATCTAGTCGGAAGCGAATAGCACCCAATGATGCCCGTGGTGTTGCACGCAGTTTAAGCTCTCTAGAGGCGATGTCGGTGATGTCTGCAAGGTTCTTGATGTTAGAATCCACAGACCGCTCAAAGAGCCCGTAAGAGGCTATGGAGTCTGTGTCAGAGGTACTGTAGGTTGAGGCGTATCCTGTAGCGTATTTGTAGATAAGGCTGTTACGGATACGAGCAACCTGAGTTGTTGAGGTGATAGAGCTTGGTGTTGCATATGCCCCATCAAGGTTAGTAAAGCCGTTTGCTGCAAGGTAGTTAGATCTGTGATCTGCATCATCATATGAGACATCCCCATCTTTTTCCTCGTAGAGCTGACCGAGTGCGCTGTTAGCAATCTGATCTGCAAGGGTCTGAGACTTGGCAGTAGCACTCGCTGCAAGAGCGATCATTGTGTAGAAGCCTGTGTCAATAGTGCCGATAGATGACTCTGCATCTAGCCATGTCTGTGTTGCTGGGTATGTATCCCATGTAACTGTAGGTGTGACCTCTGCCCACGACAGGTTAAGAGCCGCGCCTAAGATGTCTGCAATCTGCTCGCCATCTAATTCTTCTATGAGAGCTGTGTTATAGACAGCCTTAGTCAATTTAGCCAATGAGCCAATGCCTAGGATCTTGCCTGTAGTGATGTAGCCAGTTTCTTCTGGGCTACGCACACCAACATTGAAGTCTGATACTTCTCCACCAAATACAGTTACATAAGTGCCAGTTGAGTTCTTAAGCTCTAAAGTGATTGGCTCTGTAACATTGATGGTAAAAGGCGAATTGTCTGTGTTAATGATCTCTACTTGGCAGTAACCTGCTGTGGGTTGGCGATCAATGTCTAAGCGACCAGATGCGAACGACACAGAGGTGACAGTCGTATAGACATCATCACCTACTGTTACTCGCCACTCTGGAAACCATGTCATGCGATTGTGTATCCACCGCGTAATGTGCCACGATTGACTGCATCGATTAGCACTTGGTCAATAGCTTCTGCAATAGCGTTAGGGTCACCGATACCTGTTTGCACTGTGATGTTGTACTGATTAGCAGCTTGTGCTGCATAGCGTGAGCCGCTAACTGCACCCGAAACCCCAGCTCCACCGGCAAGACCAGCGATCAAAGATGATCGAGCTACATCTTCTAGATTGAACATGCCACCTTCACCGAATGGAGTGTTAGTCAAAGTAGGGTTAGTGAAAGTATTGTTAGGCGATTGAGCAGCTAATTTACTTAAATGTAAATCTTCTTGAAGCATTGTTGCTAATGTTGTCGGTGGCTTTGTTGTTAAAGTGGTTGGTGCTTTCTTTGATCCAGTCTGAGCAAGATTGATTTCGCCAAGTAAGCGCAAAGCCTCTTTAAGGTTATCAATGTCAATTAAAGCTTTAGGATCTAATCCTTTAAGTATTGTTTCAATAGCCAGCATCTGTGTATTTTGACCAGTCAAAGCATTGAGAATTTTTAGATCTGCATTGAGTTTGCTTGTTGCAGCAATAATGGCTGCTTCATCCTTAGCGGCAATAGCATCTTCTAGGGCAAGGATTGAACGCTTAACATTTAGGCGAGCAGTATCGTTAGCAATCTGTAAGACCTGTGCGCTGCTGGTTGCCTTGCCTAGTTGCTCAGCCTGATTAGTAAGGGCTGCTGCAATCTGGATCTTGTCCATGTCAAAGACTTCTTGACCCTTGTTAAGGGCAAGGTTAGCCTTGTCAATGGCTGCTGCTAATTTTTTATCCTTTACAATCTTGGCTTGGTTAGCGGCTTGTTCTTTTGTGAGCTTTGTGATGGCCATAGCATTCTTCTTGGCAACAGCATCTGCTCGCTGAGTATCCTGTGAGGACTTGCTTGTCGAAATGTTACCCATGCCCTGAAAGGCGTTAGGATCATTGAAGGTTAATGATAGATTCTTGAAGTCAAAGATCGACTTAGTGATCTTGATGAACTCGCCTGTCTCACGAACAAAGTTAGCAATCGACTCTGCTGCTGCATCGATCTTGGTGATTAGATCATCGACAGAGGATGAGTTTGTAATGGTAACAAATGCATCAACTAGACCTTTACCAATAGTCTCTCTAGCATTGTTTCCAGCAATGGTTAACCTAGCAAGCGAACCTGCATAAGTATCTGCTGCCGTTGCTGCTTGCCCAGCAAACAAAACATTTAGACGCTCTTGGATTGTGGCGAAAGATGATGACTCTAGCTCGGCTTTAGATAGACCCACACCTAAGCGACCTAATGCCTGTGTCTGCCCTAGATAAGCCTTCTGCAAAGATTGAGATACTTGGGTAACGCTCTTACCTGTACCTGCTGCAATGTCAAGGGCTAAACCTAGCAACTCCTGCGCTTTAGTAACTGATCCTGTGGCACGAAGCAAACGATCCATTGCTGGACGAAGCTCATCATCTAGCACGCCTGTCTGTAATTCAAGGCGAGAGATGAAACCGTTAACTGTGCCAATGTTCGAGCCGTATGCAAGGTTTAGATTCTTAAGAGTTTGCCCTAATGAAGCTGCTGCTTTTTCATCTTCCGCAAAGGCTTTAACGGATGCCTTGCCGAATGCTACGATCTGTTTAGTACCGAAAGCCAGTACTACTCCAGCTGCTAATCTTTTGACACTCTTAGTAAGTTTATCTGTAGAAGTCTCTGCTTGCTTGAAAGCCTTTTTGCCCGTGAACTCTGCGGCAATATTAATGGCTACATTACTCATGCGGCTCTCCTGACATCTACGATCGCTGTCCTACGATTAAACTTTTGTGTGGTGTTTTCAATAGCCTTAAATACTGAAGCGTTAGCTTTACCCTGAGTTTTAGCCCATGCTCTAAAGATTAAACGACCCATCATGCGATGATCCCCACCGCGCTTGTTGCCATATAGTTGACCCAAGTTTGAGATGAACTGATTGCCAGCATAAGGATTGTTGGAGCGAGATACACCTTTAGATGCTCCACCTGCTTTAGGGCCGACCCAATCTTGACCCTGACCATTCTTACGACCAGCAGTCTCAAAGATTGCACCTGTCATAGATTTATTCTGGATGCGAACCGTATTAGTAAATCCTGCTCGGTTAGGTCGAGACGGTGTTGTTTTGTAGACAATACCTCTACGGATCTCAGCTGCATCATACTTAGGAAAGCGAGCACCTTTAGATGTTTCGCGTTTAGTCCAACCAGACATCGGAGATGCTAAAGGAACATAAGATCGGGCTTCATTAGTAATTGGCTTTAGGACATCGCCTAATTCTTTTGTTAATTCTTTAGCAAGATCTGGAGCATATTTATTTAGGGCTTTCTTAAGAGCGACCGCGCCTACTACCTCTGTTGGCATCGCTCACCTCTTTCGCCTCATCTTTAAGCCCTTGCACTAATGCATCGAGCATGTTTTTATCTAACTCCAACAACTGCTGTGGCGCGATTCCCAACCTAATGCTTAGCCTAGCAATTAGATAGGTGAACGGAAGATCGCGCTTTAAGCTAAAGGGTCTGAGTCTAATACCTCAACACTCTTAAGTGTCTCGATAAACTCAATCCCGAAAGGCTTGACAGTTTCACCTGACCTGCGTGTTACTTCCCATGCTAACCAATAGACATCGCTCTGCTTTTCTTCATCGCGAAACGCCTTATGGAAACCCTTTTTAGCGTACTGCTCAAATGAGTACTCCACTGCTGGAGTGATCTCGCCTTCTAGTACGCTTCCATCTTGTCGAACGATCTTTAGTTTTGCCATGGTTTGCCCCTTTGTTTAGTTATTTAGAATGTGCCTGTTGTGGCTACTGCAACTGTTGAGTTTGCAGTAAATGTAATTGACTGTGTGCCGATATCGCCAACAGCACCATTAATGTCTGTTGTGTTATTGACTAGCAATGAGACTGTGTACAGAGGGTTAGTCGCTGAGACTGCTGTTCCCTTTGTCTGTAGGAATACACATGTGACTGTTGTTCCCCATGCTGCCTGTAGTGTTGCCAATACATTTGCTGATGCTGTGTCATTTAGGAAATCGATAGTCACAGTTGATGACTCTAGACCCTTAACAAACTTATGAGAGTTATCTCCCATAGCCGTTACTTCTAGCTCATCAAATACGCGGTTGATTGTTACTGCTGTTACATGGTCTGAAAGATCGACAGTGTTAATCTTCACACCTACATTGTTATTTAGAAATACAGCCATGAGATTATTCCTCGTCCTTCTTAGTAGTTGCTGGCTTTGATACTGCTGGTGTTACCTGCCCGATCTTGATCAGGAAGGCTTCGTTTTCTTTTTCCCACTCGGACATTTTAACTCCAACTCGTAAGGATTGATACGGACATCTCGCAGCTGAGCAGTTCCCCGCTTGCAACATTGAGAATACTTGGTGCGCTTACTGCGCCTACATTATAGGTCAAAGATGAGGCTGCAAGCTTTGCGAACACGCTACAAACAGTATCTTCTATGCCGTTAAGATTTCCTTCATTGTCAAACAAAGGGACAGTCATCATAATCTTAAAATTAGCCATTGGGCTAATAGTTATGTGCTGATTGTTAGTAGGTGTCAGGTACGGATCATCTGGGCTGACAATTACTGAGTTCGCGAGAACTGTTGCGGGAGGGAAAGCAAAAACTTGGTATTTAGTGTTATCTACTAGCGCGGTGGCTAAAGTAGTGCGGAGTGTAGTTATCGCTACTGGAGGCATTAGCCCACCATTGAGCGAGGGTCTAGCGCATGTGCGATCAATCCTCGCACCTTAGCGAGAAGCTGCGCGCTCATTCGGTAAGGGCTTGGCTGGAAATCGACTGCGTTACTGCCTGAAAGGGTGGCTGTACGCGCTTGCCAGATTTCAACAGATATCATAAGAGCTGCTTGCTGGACTGCCATGTCAGTTGTCCAGTCGGTGTAAGTCGTAGTCGATACAGATCCGTAAGGATAAATCGGAT